TGTAGAGCAAAAAGATCAAAAGATATTAACTTTGAAAAGTTTTCTGCTGCAATGAGGAATCAAAAACTTGCTGGAAAGTATTGGAAAGCAACAGCTTAACTAAGAATGATTAACTATCCTACTATAGTGGTAGAAAATTTTTTTGATAATCCTGATAGTGTTGTAGAACTAAGTAAAAAGTTAGATTTTTCCCCAGCTAAAGAGCGTGAAAACTGGCCTGGCTTTAGATCTAAAAATTTATTAATTACAAATAAAAAATTATTTAAATTTATTTGTAAAAAATTTTCTGCATTATATTTTAATTTTTGTAGTAACGATTCAGATTTTAATTATGAAGATGTTGAAATTTTATTTCATAAATTTAATTATAAAGATGAAAAAGAAATTAAAGGTTTAATTCATACTGATCAAAGACAATTAGCAGGTGTAATATACTTAAATAAAGATGTTACTGATGAAGATACAGGGACATCTATTTACGATAAAGACCACAAAAGAATTGTAAAAGTAAGTAATAATTATAATACTTTAGTTGCATATGATGGGAAAAGAAATCATGGTGCAACTGGATTTAATGATAAAGAAAGACTAACGATTGTAATTTTTTTTAAAAAACTAAAGCTAACACCCTAAGCCTAACTATAAGATTAAATCGTGACTAGTTATAGTAGTTAATATAGAGTATCATTAAAAATGGTTGACATTTTAACCAATCCCCTTTTAGGCTAACCTAGTGCTGCAACATTGGGTTAGCCTTTTTTATTATCAGGAATAAAAGATGACTACAACTTTGTATCTAATAACTGTAGCTAATTGGTATGCATTTAGTAACTTTGAAGGCACAGATCAAATTAATAAATGTGGCTTATTAAAAAAGTATTTAGAGCATACCTATAGTGTTAAAGCTACCTGTGTGACTACAAAGAATAGTGAACTACTGAAAGATAAGATTGTTATTTATCCTCGTAAGCCTCATTCTTCTCAGTCGTAGGATCATCAGCAATAAACCTACCTTTTTTATTCCTGGCTCTTTTCCTTTTAATCTTGGTGACTTTATCTTTAGTTTGAGCAGCTACCTCTTCTGCTCCTTCCACTACAATATTTTTTACTTCTGTAGCAGGAACAGCAAAGAACTCTTTTAACCAGTTTAAAATTTTCATATTGATCTCCTTTACATTAGATTATGTTAGACCCACACATGGGTTTTCTTACTGCCATCATACTTAACAGCATGACCTTCTCTGATTAGGATTTGACATATATTATCGTTTTCTTCTTCTGTGTATAAATTAGCAAGAAGTCTGCCATACTTATCTAGCTTTCCTTTGTTAAGAGATTCTACATAAACTTTTTTACCACATAGTTTTTTCATTCTTGCTTTGGCAGCTAACCCTAGTTTCTTTTCCATTTTGTTACGTGTTCTAGATTCAGGAGTGTCAATACCATTAGCTCTAATCCTGACCTTTCTAAACACACCAAAGGATAAATCAAGTAAAACATCTACTGTGTCACCATCTACCACGCGTAACACTTCAGACAGATAAATGTATTCCTGGGATATATTTTTTCTACCCATGTTCATTCTCTTTATGTAAAGTTTCTATGAGTTTATCTTGATACCAGTTAGCTTTTTGTAGATCTTCTACACCATTCTTATCTCTAAAGCGCCAGTTGTATTTAAAGATATTGCCACGTAGATAACCTATCCACTCTTCTTTTGTAAGCATAGCTTCCATCGCTTCAATACAAGCAATGTTTCCTTTGTTATAGTGCAAAGGATAATTAACGAGATCTTCTGTTTGTTTATCATTCATAATAGTAATGTTATAAGCCTCATCCCATGCAGAAGGGGGTACATCATTCAATCGCTTCTTCAAGTTGCTCATATGCTCTCCAGTTCTCAGGTAAAGTATCAGATGTATACCACTTAAAATTATTCTTATCTGCCCACTCAGCATGACTTCTTTTAGAGCCATCCTTTCTTTTTTGAGCAAAAGGCATAGGAAGTGTGGGATCAGCAAATACAAAAACTAATTCAGTATTAGGAGGTAAAGTTTTTCTTATCCAAACATATTTAATATATTCAGAGTGATCCCAGAATCTTCCTTTTGCTTCAATGATAATTTTCTTCTTACCAAACCACTTAACAAAATCTGGTTCATACTTGTGTTCAATAACGTAATCAACAGGATCACCATGATGCTGCCAATCTTGTAACACTGTCTGATGTAATACTCTTTCAAATGTAGAGTCATAACCTCCTTTAGATCTTCTAAGATCAGCAGGACGTTTATTTCTTTTCTTTCTCACTTATCCCCTACCTGTTTGAGCACAGTATTCTTTTACATCTTGTAGTGTAATGGCATCAAGAGGTTTAGTTTTTAGCATTCTTTTTAAGATAGATTTCATGCCCTTAGAGGACATTGCAATCGCGTAATGATAGGATTTATTAGTAGCATACTCTGCTTTTACAACAGAATTTTTAGTAACTTTAGCTGCTTCTTCATCTGATAACTGTTCTTTCAGTAGAGCCATACAGAAAGTTTCTACTTTAGCATTTATCTTTTTCATATTTTTTGCATTCATTAAGCAACCTCATCTACTTTAGGTAACACAGCAACCCTGGTTAAATACTTCAGACCATTAGCATATTTAAATACTCTCAGTCCTACACCTCCATTACTATCCTGCCAACAAGTGTACTTATGTGGACAGTATACACAGTTAGTATCTAGTTTCATGTTACCTGATTTGCCCTCAGGCACTGGTGGATAGCAGATGTCAGGGGGATTGTCTTGCTGCAATACTTGTTTAATCTGCTCGATCTTATATCTTGCATTAGGTTTAACTAACTCTCCTGGCTCATAAGAAGTTAGTTCTCCTGTTTCTTTATTGATAGCAATGAATCCCCCTTTGGAAGAGTCTTCAGCAGTTTCATAGGCAGCAAGCTGCATTAGATAACCAAAAGAATCTTTCTCATGTAATGAATTATCAGCAAACTTTTTAAATCCAAAGTTAGAAGCAGTCTTAATATCAACTACTTCACCATCAATCTTACAATCAATATGACCTTTAACACCATCTAGACTTACTTCTTTCTGTTCATCACTGACTTTACGATCAGTCATCCTAACAAACATTAATACTATCTCTTCTAACAAATGACCATATAAAAACTTAATGAATGTTTGAGGAGGGATTCTAGAAGCTGTACCACTTTCTTTACTGTCAAACCAAAGCTGACGTAAAGGTTTACCAATGTTAGACATTCTGACAGTGAACTTAGTAGAAGGTTGAGGACTAGCCCACTGTTTAATCACTTCTTTAATAGCCTCTCCTGTTTTCTCTATAGTCTCCTCTGATAAATCAATATCACCATCATTTAATTTATCTAGTTTAGAATAGATATCTTTTATAATTAGACTATCCATATTAGTGTGTCTCACTCCAGTTATTACCTACGTTGTATTCGCCAGTAAGTGGACAGCGTAGTCCTAAGGACTGTCCTGCTTCTGCAATAGCCTGGACTCCCATTTTACCTACTTGATTAGCAATACTCGCCTCAGTTTCTATCTGCCATTCATCATGGACATTAGCAACAAAGTGCGTGTCATAAGGTTCTAATTTATGATTGAGAATCACTAGTGCCTCTTTCATTACAATAGCACCTGCACTCTGCAACAAGGTATTTAAAGCAGAGTGTTCGCTACGCACATTAAGCTTTCTGCCATCGAGTCCTTTCAAGTAGTTGTTTGTTTGAACTGCTCTTGATACTCGATTTCTAAGCTTCGCAAATGCAGGGAGATTATCGAAGAAAGATTTTCTAAGTCGAGCACCAGTGTCTTTGTTTCCTCCAGCCACGCTTCCAAGCTTTTCATCTCCTGCCCCGTATAAGAGTGCATAGATGAATGTTTTTGCCTGATCTCTAGATTTAAGTCCTGCAAGGTGTTGGTTAGCTGTGTGTATGTCTCCTGATATGATTTCATTTGTGTAGTCCTTATCACCCATGTAGTGAGCTAACATGCGTAACTCAAGTCCTGAAGCATCAATGCCTACTAATTTACAATTGTCAGGTACACGCCAACAAGCTCTGAAAGCTCTGCCATAAGGACTATGAACACTAGGAACCTGTGCCATATTAGGTTTCCTGTGAGTCATGCGTCCTGTCACAGTCCCATTATGTATGACATGGCTGTGTACCCTGAAGCTAGAGCAGTCAGCCTCTTCTATCCAAGAGTTAAGCTGTCCTATGCGTTTCTCTAGGAGAAAGTAATGTTGGATCAGCTTCGCCTCTGGAATATCAGTAACAGTCTCTAACACCTTCTCATTAAGCATGGGTCTACCTTTATCAGTAAACTTAGTAGGCTTCCAGCCAAACTCCTGTAAGTATTCAATAAGCTGTACCCTGGATGAAACTAAAACTTCTTTTACTTTAGTTCTAGTAATGTAATCTGAAGTAGTTTGCTTCATCTCTACTAGTTCATCTGTAGTCAGCCTAGTGCCTTCACCATGCTCTGTAACTGCATTCCTGGCAATGCTGCCATCCTTCTTAAACTTAGGATACAGTTTTGTGGTGATGATCTTAGGCTTGAAGGTTTCCTTGATACTCTTCTCAGTGGCAATCATGTCACGCTGTAACTCAGCCTGGATTTTAGACGCTTTCTCAAAGTCCAGTAAGAAACCCTGTCTTTCTTGAGCACCTAGTATCTCAGCAACATTATGTTCAAGATCAATACATCTTTTACTGTAGCCTCTAGATTCAAGGCGTAACTCATGGAAGACCTTAGTATTCAACTTCACATCTTGAATACAATACTTCATCATCTGTGCTGAATAACGATAATAGTCATCAAAATCTATCTTAGGGAAATGTAAGACTCTTCCCCAATCACCTAGCTTATGCCCTGTCTTGCGATCAGGATTAAACAGACGAGAAAGAACTAAGGTATCTAATATCTCTTTACCCTTTGCAAAGTCAGGTTCATTCATTATCTTTCTGACACAGGGGATATCAAAAGTAAGGATGTTATGACCTATCAAAGTATCAGCAGTGTTTAGTAAGGTGATAGCATCAGGCAGCTCATTAGGGCCAAAGCTAAACAGCTCTTCAGTATCTGCGTTCTGAACTACAATGCACCAGATTTTAGTGTACTTAACACCATCAGTCTCAACATCAAAGACAAACCTAGTCATAGTAAAGACTCCTCACCTGCTAACTCAATATCACCATTGTCTAGTTCATTCAGGCGACCTGTTACAGGTTCATAAATAATATGCCCTGCCACACCTGTTTCACCAGTGTAACGATTCTTGAGCACCTTTAGCCTGGTAGTCCTGGCCTCTATCTCATCGTCAGCTTGTTGATTTCTCTCTAATGCAATAACAGAGTCAGCAATCTGAGCAATCACATGAGAGCCTCGCATATGATTTAAAGCAACCTCAGCTCCATTCTCATGGCCCTTGTTACCATCAAGTCTTCTAAGATGCGAGACAGTAATGATAGCAATGTTAAGCTCTTCACATAGGTCACGAAACTTATGCATGATCTTATTGATCTCTACTGTTTCATTCTCACCACCTGATGCACTGATCATGTGGATGTGATCAATAAATATCCATTTACATCCTGACCCTGCTGACATGAA